AACTTCTTTTTTGCGCCAGGTGTGCGGCTAGGTTTGTTAAAACCGGCAAAAGACTCACCTCTATAAGTGAGTCTCCCACCTTTGGTTCTTTTGGCATCTTTAATAGTTGCCATGTTTTTTTACGCCCTAAATACCGTCATTGTATTAAACGTCGCAGCTGTGTATTGCACATATATCCCTGTGGCAAAAACCATGCCTTCATCTGGAATGGTTATATCCCTGGTGGCCGTAGCATCGGCTACTGTTCCCACTTTGAATATTGATGTGCCTGTTGGGCTGCTTGTTAAAAAGTCTAATAGTCCGGCGGTAGCCGTGCATACAAGATTGATACCCTGGAATCTAGATCTGCCAGCAAATATTACATCCGCAGCTGAAGCATTAATGCCAGCTGAAACATTACCGGCTGGGTTTCCCACAGCCGTAATGCTTGTAACGGTTTTGAAATATGAGCTACCAGTAGCTGTACCAGCATTTGCACCCGTAATTGACTCTGTTTGAGCATCGCCATTTACATCGGTGCCAACAACGGTAAATGATTTACTAGAATCATCTCCGGCAGAAAGAATTGTTACAATCCTTCCGGCATCAAACGTACATGAACCGCCGGAGGCTAAAGCGCCTCCGATTGTTAATGCAGCGTTATTACCTACTGCTGCTGCTGTTGAAATTCCATCTGCATCTAGAGCTTGCGAATCGCCGGCAATGTGTACCGCCTTTACGTCTGAGCCTGTTAATCTAGTTGCCATTATTTACTCCCTATTAACTGTCAGTAAATGGAGTAGCTAATGTTCCGTCACCCATTAAGAACGCTTCTACAAACCAAGTTGTAGTGTTAACGCCTGTAAGTGTAATAAAGCCACCAGTTAAACGACCTTGTTCATCCGAACCTAAGTCAATTACATCGTTTGATGAAGCTGGATGGAAGTTGTCTGTTTCACCGATCTCGCCAGTGTCAAAAACAAACGCAGTTCCTAAGAAGCCGTCTGTACCATCTGTTGTAGCTGTTTTAATTTGCCCTACGCCAGTAAAAGTAGTTTCCACTAAAAACTTATAGTGAACCCCAGCTGCTGGTGTTGGAAGTGTTACCACGATACCGCCAGCTCTGTTAAAACCGTATACGGTTCCAGAATCGGCTGCTGTGATAGTTTTGGTAGCATCTGTAATAGACTCGTAAGCCTTTACAAAGTTAGTCGCACCGGTCATTTTCATAGTACCAGTACCAGAAACATTACCACTTGCGTCGATGTCGAAGTTTGTGGTTACTGCTCCTGTTTTGGCTGTAACAGTAATCTGTTCAAAGCCGTTTTCGGACCTAACCGGTCCATTAAATGTTGAATTAGCCATAATTCCCTCCTGAGAGAATTCATCTATCGTCTTGGCAAATGTCCGCTAGGCCGGTCGATAGAGTCATTAATTATCCTAGACCCACTTAAAGTATAGCATCAAATATACTAAACAGGAAAAAACGTCAAGAATAAAGGAAGGGACCCGAAGGTCCCTGGAGAAAGTGCTAGTGGTAGCTATCTACCGAAGGGTTAGTAGATGGATTTGTATTCTACAGATAAACCGCCCTGGAGCAATTGTTCTCTGTATTTTTTTAACATTTTCTTTGCTGCGTGTTGTACGGCCGGAGTCCAGACCAATTGTTGTGCTATTGACTTGCCAAATCGGCTATCTAAACCATTGTATCCTTGACCATCCTCTTCCAGGGCACCGTCACATCTAGATGCCAGGTAAGCTGCGCAAGATCTCATTGCCTCTACTGTCTCGTTGCTTAGTGGCGCTAGTTTCTTATTGTGGAACATTTTTTCTACTTCTTTGACACCAACCGCAAGATCGTTGATTGAAATGCTTTGATCTAACACTTGCACATTATCAAGGGCCTTATCTAGCACTTTTTGCTTGCCTACCAGGGCTTCAGCCATCCTGGCGTCAATAGATCCATCAACAACCAGGTGCTGTACTAACACAGAGTCCTCCTGGCCAATTCTATGGCAGCGATCTTCTGCTTGGCTCATGTTGCCTGGCACCCAGTCTAGCTCTGCAAAAATCACATGGCTTGCTTTTGTAAGCGTGATACCAACACCCGCGGCCCCGATCGTACCTATGAAAACGTCTGCCTTCCCAGCTTGGAAAGTATCCACTGAGTTTTGTCTGTGGACCTGATTACAATCGCCAGTCAAAGTAACCACTGTTTTACCCACTGCTTCCAGGCCTTCTTTAATACCCTGGACAACATCTTTGTGGTGAGCCATAACTACAACCTGGTGCTCCAGGTCCATCAAATGATCTACTACATCGTTTACTTTAGCCAAAGCCATTTCATGCCTAACCTCAGACATTTTCTCAAACGACACCTCTTCAAAGCTGGTTTCTTCAACCGCGTCAGACAAAGCATCAAACTCTTTGGTTAGTTCCTGGGTGTAACCTTTACTTGGCAACACAATCACCTGGCGCACTTTTGCTGGCAGATCTTTGAGCACCTCATCTTTTTTTCTTCTAATCATAAAAGACTGGCGCAACCTTCTTTGTAGCTCATCCAGGTTAGAAGATCCGCTAAAGTCCCAGCCAAATCGACCTTTGTATGCGCCGGCATATTTTTTAGCAAAGTAAAAAAAGTTGCCGAAGCTTTCAGGATCCAGGTAACCAGCTATTGGCTGTAGCTCTATGGGCCTGTTGGTTATAGGTGTTCCCGTAAGTAACACTTTACGCTTGGCCTTTATGCTAACCGCAACAACCGTGCGTTTAGCTTTAGGATTCTTGATCTTGTGGACCTCATCCATAATAACCATGTCCCAGGTCCTAGACTGTAATGGTTTGGCGTGCTTAGTGAGCACGTCATAGTTGATAATAACCACGTCAGGATTAGACGGTATTTGCTCACCACCACCGTTTACCACGTCGATTGTGCGCTCAGATACGAGCCATTTGACCATTTCGTTCTTCCAATTCAGCTTCAAAGAAGCCGGACAAACGACCAGGACCGTCTTTGGATTAGTCACATTAATTGTGCCAATTGCCTGGATTGTTTTACCCAGGCCCATTTCGTCACCAATCAAAGTGCTTTTGCGGCCAGCAGCGTAAGCAATACCGGCTTTTTGATAAGGAAGATACTCAAGACCGGCGGGTACAGGTATTTGCATATCTGAGTTTGTGGCCACTGAATCTTCGATCGCAGCATTGTCATCGACCATGTGTGTAACTAGCCATGCGTCGTCAATCTTGCTGACTGTGTAACCAGCTTTTTTGATGGCTGCCTTTTTGACTTTCCATAACGCCCAAAATTCAGGCGTAGGCTTGGCGGTTTTAAGCAGCCGGCCGTCCGACTGCTTTTCACCTTTTGACCAATCTAAGTTCAAATCCACTCGCGTCTCCTTATCTGCTTAGTGCGTCGTACATTTCTTGAGTCTCAAACCTGTCGTGAACCTTCATAAGTTCTGGCACCGCGTACTCTTTGATGCCTTTTGCTTTGGCAAGCTTTTCTCTAACCATGCTAGGGATCTCAGCGTAGACACCGTTGGCCATAGGACCAATCATGCCTTCTGGCTGGTCAACAGGCTCTAGGTGGTAACCAAATTGATCTCTCCACACAAACCTGTAAAGCGGTGCCTCTGGCGCTACTTCTTGTGTGAAGTAACCATCAGGGATCTCAACCTCTAAAGTAATTTCTTTTTTACCCGCAAGAAGTCCCTTGCTACCAAACTTGCTGGTTCTTAAATATGCTCTGTTAAATGCCATTTTTTTCTCCGTTTAATTAACTTACCTTTATATTAGAACATATCGTGTCGTTATGTGCAAGTTTTTATACAAATATATGTTAATTAATTTAGGCATAAAAAAAGGGACCCGAAGGTCCCTTTCTATAACAGTTAACGCTGCTACTCGTTATGCACCTTGTGAACCGTAGATTCCTCTCCAGTCACTAAAGCCGAAGCTGTAACGCTCACGAGCTTTGTAACGGATGTTACCAGTCGTGAAGTCAGGCTCCATAGATGTCTCCATCGGGCTTCTTTGGAACATCTTGAGGCCTTCGCCCTGGGATGTTACAGAAGTCAGAAGGAAGAAAGCATCTGGATCAGTTAGATAATGATTAACTGTGTAACCGCCAGAAAGAACACCAGTGTTCTTAATTGCGTTTAAGTCATTATCAGCAGATCCTGTTCTGCCCTGTGAGTTTAAGATCCTGTCAGCAACAAAAACCAGCTGTGGTGGTACCACAAGCTTGTCTGCCTGGACAGAAATCGTCAATCCACGGTCATCTGTAAAAGTAGCAATATCAATCAAAGCATCTTCTAATGATGTCTCATTCAAGTCAGCCATTGATGTAGCTCTGTTAGCAGCTGTGCCACCGCCCGCTAGGACGTGCGCAGTGTTAATAAGAGATACGCCATCGCCACCTGTATGATCGGAAGAGAATGCGTTGTTGAGTACGTCAGCACCTTTGACTTCTTTGGTGTTAGCCATCGATTTCGCTAATGCTTTTGTATACCTTTTACCTAAAGAGTCGTAAAGATTATCCTCTACAGCCTCTTCTGTTAAAGCAAATGCAAGCGCAACAGTGTCGTGCGTGTATCTGCTAGTGTAACTTTCAGTAGCCTGGTCGAAATCAACCGAACCACCTTCAGTTTTTGTAGGAGCGCCGCCGAAGCCTGTAATTAAAACTTCTTCCTCAAAGGCTCTTTGTGAGTCTTCTTGGGCAAAGATCTCAGCGTATTCGTTTGTATACTCATCGTATGACAAACCAAACAAACTGTTTAGACCTGGTTCTAGCTCCTTCGCTAATTGTGCTCTTGAAATAGCCATTTAGTTACTCCTTATGCTAGACCCGCAGCTTTCGCACCAAACACATGATTCTGAATAACAGCATACACGTTAGTATTGGACGATCCTACGTCTTGGTTATTGGGATCCTGAGAAATATCAATTACTTTCAGGGGTAAAGTTGCGGTTGTTGCACCTGTAGATACATCAACCTCATCTCCGGAAATACCAGTTTTGGTAGAGCCAGAGTTAGTTTTGATAACATCGAAGTTACCTAGTAAATCCGCTACAGGGAAAGCTTCATCTGCCTGGATCTCAAAAACGACCATAGGGTCATCAATGATATGGGCAATAATATCTGAAGCATTCGTAGAAGCCGGATAGTAGTTACTAAATACCTGTTCGCCTGTTGTTGGGTCTGTATACTCGCAGCCGTTAAAAACTCCAACCAATGGTACAGTACCACCAACAGCGTGTATTTCTACACCACCGCCAGTTACTTGCATTACCAAGTCGCCTTGGAAAATACTCGTGCCATAGTTTGCAGCAATTCTATAACGTGACTGTCCGCCGTTATACGGAGCACCACCAATCATTTTCACAGGTTTTAGTCCAAAAGAAGCGTCTTTATTCGCCATTTTTAGTCTCCTAAATGATTATGTACATTTCTGTACGGTTATTTTTTGCCGAAAGATACTCTTGAATCCCTTTGGGGATCATACTTAACATATCGACCGTCACGTCTAGTTTCGTTAAACATAGTGTTGTCTAACGCATCTACAGCGTCTTTACTTTTACCTTGGTAATAGTCACGTCGCTCTTCAACGGTTTCATTAGGTATTTTTGCAAGGAGTAATCCTTCATTATAAACAATACCAGCGTGTCGGCTATGTTCGTCCGCTGTTGGTAGGTCCCAATCACTAGGAAGATCTGTACCTCTTACGAGTTCCCAACCTTCTCTTATACGTCTACTGACGTTTGCGCGATCTTCTTGTCCCAACATTGACTCCCTGATCCAGCGGTATGTATACCCTGGAGGAGCCGGCGGCGTTTCCAACCTTCTAACTGGTCGCCATGGTTTTCTACGAGTTTGTTTATCGTGTGCCTCGGATTCACGAGAATTTCTATTTGCGTTCACTTTTTTTTCTTCTGTCATTACATTGCCTCCCTAGATGCTATGCGTTGCTTTTCAGCTGCAACCTTTTTTAACCAAGCTTCTTCGCTCATGTTATGAGGTTTTAGCCCTCTAAGGCGCTCTACTTCTGACTTAGAAAACGTCACGCCGTTCTTTTTGCCTTGTGTTTTTTGACGACCACTACCTACAGTGGCAGAAGCAACTCTTTGCACAGAGGGTTTGGCTTCTACTTGCGCGTCCTTACTTTCAACATTTGCGCTTTGCAAATGTGGGTAAACTTTATAAATTCTGTTGTTTAGCTCTTCGTAATACTCATCTGAGTCTGGCTCATGGCCCTCATTGATAAGATTATAGTGCTGGAAGTATGCGTATTGAGTAGCTTCTAAGTTACCCTGGTCCTCCGCATCTCCATACCATTTGTTATTTTCATACCAGGACAAAGCTTCATTAGTAGGTTCAACAATAGGCTGGGCCTGTTGCTGTACTGGCTGACTTTGTACTTGTTGTTGATATTGAGCTAATTGTTGATCTTGTCTATTTTTTGCAAGCCTATGCTTTTCTTTTTGGATACTCAAATCACTTTTTAGAGTATCTGCCTTGCTCATCAAGTCAGCATCGCCAGACTGTACAGCTTTTTTGTACAGATCGTCGGCTTGTTGCTCTTTTGCAGCAATCGCTTCTTCTTCTTTTTGTAGAACCGTGCCGGCTTGTATTTGGGAATGGTTTCTTAGGGCCTGAATCTCGGCCTCGCGCTGTTGAGCTATTTGCTCAGCCATTTGCGCTCTTTCTTCAGCTGCGCGTGTTTTAGCGTTCAGCTTGTTAATTCTTTTAGAAACCGACTTAGTGTAGTTCTCAAGCTCGTCCTCTTGGTTGGCTTGGTTTTCTACAACAGCATCGTCTTCGACGCTAATTTCGATTTCTTGTTCTTCAGCTTGGTTTGCATTTTCTATCATAATTACACGCTCAGTATATCATCTGGATTCAAGATTGTGGCGATAACCTCGTCATCATTAATTATTCGGACCTCTGCGCCATCGTCCAGCTTAAATCTGGCTCCAGAGTAACGGCCGATAAGAACCCATTGTTTCTCTTCGCACCATTTCTTTTCGCCATATTTTTCTTTATCTCCGTAACATAAAGGACCTTGTTTAACGACATAAGCAACCACTGTAGCCAGGGCTTCTTTGTCTATAGTCTTTTGTGTCAGTAAAATTCCGCCGTCTGAGGTTTTTTTACCACCGTAAGGTAGCACAAGCATCCGCCAGCCTGTTGGCTGGGGCATTCGATCCAGAGCAGATTGTTCTAGAATTGAGGGATCCAATACTCTGTCTTCTTGGTCCACATAAGCGTCTAAAACTGTCTCTGATTTTGCCATACTATTTTTCCTTGTTAAGTTCCTTTAGTTCACCTTCAATATAGTATAACGCATTTAGCTCGCCTTGCAAAAATTTATAATGTTCTATACTTTCTAGTGCTCCGGACATAAGTGTTTCAGAGATCTGTTTTTCACGTTCTCTGATTAACTTCTTAACAATTTCAAAATAACTAAGGTCTTCCATAGTAATTAGTTTCTAACTTTAAACTTCAAGCCTTTAGTCGCAGCTCCCTTGCCTTTCATATCGACAATAGAGGTAACGCCTTTGTTTTTGCCAATCGCATTAGGATTGGGTTTGTCAAAAGACTTGTTGTTTGGCACTTTTTTAATAGCCATAACTTCTCCTATTTTTTGTTTTTTGAACCCTTTGGTCTGCCTCTCGACTTACCTTTAGCCGCGGGTTTCTTTACGGCTGCTTTTTTCTTTGGTGCTGGTTTTGGTTTTTTAACAACCGGCTTTTCTACAACCGGTTCTTCAATAACTTCTTCCACTGCCGGCTCTTCAACCGGTGCTTCTTCAACTACTGCATCTTGACCAGACTCAATTCTAGCCATTTTTTTGGCTATCCTTTCCATGTTTGCTGCGTGTGATTTTGCCTCTTCTGCCTCTTTAGCTTCTCTTGCTTCAATCTCTGCTTCACGGTCCAGCTTTTTTTGCGCCCTTAACGCTGCAATTTCATCCACCCTATTACTATTCATATTATCGCTCCTGGACCTAGCTTCTCATTTTCTGTTCCAATTCAAGCAGCTTTAGGTCCGCTTGCTGCTTCAATCGCTGAATTGACACATCCAGTTTATCATCTGCAACATCTTTTTGTACATTTATGCGCTGACGCTGGATTTCGTTTTCTAACAATTTCTCTTGGCCACGCTGTCCTTGTTTCATTTCAAACTGCACTTGTTCCTGGTCTAATTGTTTGTCTTTTAGATCAAGCTCTTGCTGACGTATAGCAACCAGTGGATCTTCAGATCCGCCCTGGCCAATAGATTGTAAGAATTCTTGTGTGAGCTGAGCCAGTATAGGCGCAGCAAATTGATCTTGTATCATCTGTATTTCTGTAGCAGCCATTTGTGCCTGGTCTGGCGGTAGCTGTTGCATTTGTTCTTGTACTGCCTGGATACGCTCTTGTACCTCTGGCGGTATCTGTTGTTGCGCAATTTGCGCAGCCATAAACTGTAAATGCTGCATACAGTGACTAATAATAATAGATTGAATTTGTGGGTTTTCTTTTACCACCTGGGTCAAAAATAAACTTCTGTGCGCCTCAATATGTGATTGATGGTTTTGTGATTCAAAGGCTTGTTGCGGCTGACCCATCATCAAACCACTGTTTTCCAAACCTGAGTCGATAGGTTTGGGTGTCGTGTCTGGTGGTGGCTGTATTAGGCTTTCGACGTTATCTACGCCTAAAGCAGCGTACATTCTTCTGTACGCTTCAAACATACCGGTTGGTCCGTGTATGTCTGGGTTGCTTTGAACCATTTGTAAAAGTTCTTGGGCCAAAGTAATCCTCTGGCTTTGGCTAAATATATTAGGATCTGATACTGGTATGACATCTATGCGGTCATCGAAATCAGTTTGTTTAATCGCACTAGGCCCAGTGCCTGTTTCATATCCGTAATCAGGGGGTAAATATTCGGAAAATACTTTAGAAAGTAATTGAAATTCTAGCCTCTGAGCATAGTGCAACCGTTTGTGGATTGCGCTCATTACTTTGGTACCACGCTCTAGTAACGCTACAGTAGTACCTACCGGCATTGCTGCGTTGGCATCGCCTATGTTTGTGTCAGCTATTGCTGCAAAACGCTTTCCTGAATCTACTAAAATACCAAGCAAACTCATAAGTACATTGCTTGGCTCTTTGATTGGCAACGGTATTAGGTTTTCTCTTAAAGATCCTCCCGTTGTATCTATGTCTCTAAACTCACCTGGTTGTAACGGCTCGTCTTCATCTCTAATTCTCATGCCCCTAGCTTTAAAACCAGCTGGCAAATTAGCTAATGTTCCGGCATCGATCAGCTGTCTTAATATTGACGTACTAGCTTTTGATATGCCTCCAATCATGTGTGACAGGCCTAATCCATAAAAGCCCAGTCCTGGCAAAAACTTGTATTGAACAAAAAAGTTAATCTTGTTCTTGTAAGGATCGCCTTCGTTGTAATTTCTTCGTATTGCTAAAACTTGCTCTGATTGCTCATCGATCGTCACAATATATGGCAGCTTTAGCCCAGTAGGTTCGCCGTCTTCTCCCATATCTTCAAACCCTTCCAGGTCTAAAATACAGTGAACCTCATAAACTGTATGGTCCCGATCTTCTGCGTAACTTCCTTTGATGCCCTGGAGCTTGTCTATTTCTGCTTCTATATCTGATTCGCTTGAATCGTATGACTGCTTGCTAACATCTACATCTGCATAAAAACCAGAAAGCTGTTGTTTCTTGATTTCGTTGTGCGACATATTTATAGCGTGCGTTACACGCTCAGCACTAGATAGGTCTGAAGCCTCGTATGGCACTATCAAATCTTCAGGTGCAATAAACTTAGAAACCGCCCTGTTGAGGACGTTATCAAAATAAACTTTTTTGAATGCGCTACCCGCTAGAGGTAAGTAAAACAACAACATATCTAGTTCTGGGTCGTAGTCCTTCATTACATTCATAATGTAGAAGTTCATAAACTCTTGAACGCGATCAGCTTGTGTTTCTGTCTCTACTGTCCTGGCACCAATAATTTGTGTTTTTACTGGACCTTTGGCCGGCAACATTTCTTTGTAGGCTTGGGCTTGGAATTGCGTAACGGCTTCTGCCAAAATCGGGTGAATAACACCAGAGCTGCCTTCAAAGGGCTGTGATCTACCCTCATCAAACTTCATGCCCAAATATTTCAGGCCATCTGTGTACGTCTTTTCCCAGTCGGATCTTGATTGTTTGTCTTGGTTTATAGACTCAAGTATGTCTCCAGCTAGTTTGTTTAAAACGCTGTCTTCTATAAGCTCGGCTAAATTTGCACCAAACTCCAAAGGCGGCACTTCTTCTTCTAGCTGTTCGTCACCGATTAAAATGCCTTCTTCTGCTACAAGTATCTCAGCAGCATCTCTAATCTGATCTGCTCTAGAAGCTTCTGGGAAAACCTCAACAGATGAGCCAGTTACTTTAACATCTGGGGTTTCGCTTTGAATTTGTTCTCTTTTCTCTATAGCCATAATTCAGTGTAACACTTTTGTTAGTTGTTAATAATACACCACGCGCTTCTTATTTAAAAAATCAGCTTCATCCGGATAGTCTGCATCCAGCGATAAAAAACCGCCTTGCCTAAATCTCATTAAGGCCATTGTAGCACTATCGCAATAATCATCGTGATCGCCGTAAGGAAAGCTTGCCATTTCTTCGATAACTTCGTCACTGAAATCCTCATCTGGTGCCCAAACCATACCGCTTTCAAATATGGGCGCGACTGAGTTCATCCTGGCCACTTTGTCTTGCCCTCTGCTCGGAGTATACGCTGTTACGGGTATACCCATACGTCTTAATTCTTGTGTCAAAGGTGTACCAGATGCCTTTGCTTCTATTAATACGCAATCTGGCTCCCAATATTTATATTCATCCCATGCCAGTTTTTTCAGTTCTGGAAAGTCTACGCGCACCCTTTTTGCATCTAAAAGCATTATTTGGTCTGCGTCTTCATCTCCAGCAACACCAGGCTTGAATATTGCCCAGGTTGTTATTGCTGAGTAGTCAGCGGTTTCTTTTTTGCTAAAAGCTGTATCGTAAGACTGTATGACGTAGCTGTAAGGTGGCACATCTCCATCTTCCCATCGATTCCACCACTCTCTTTTGACTATGGACCCAGCTTCAGCTGTAGGATTCTGTAGCCACTGACTGTTCCATTTGGCGATCGGTAAGGATGCCTTAACAGATAGCAGCTCTTCTTTTTTCCAAAACTCTGGCCATAAGGGTGTTTCTGTCTCCGGCATAATTGCTGGAAACTCTACAATCTCCCATTGGTCCGCGTGATCTGCGCTTTGGTTCTTTAATACTTTACCAACCAGGTCTTTTGTGGACCATCGCGTCATAACTATTATAATTATTCCGCCAGGCTGTAAACGCTGTCTAGGTCCAGATGTATACCACTCATAAGCCGACTCCATTGCTGTCGGTGACAAAGCATCTTGCTCAGAATGAGGGTCATCAATAATCAATAGATCCGCGCCACGACCTGTAATCGCACCGCCCACACCAGCATAGAATGATTCACCTTCCTGGTTAGTGGTCCATCGTCCAGCCGACTTGTTATCTGCCTGGAGCTTTAGATCTGGAAAAACTTTTTGGTAGTCCTCACTGTCAATAATGTTTCTGACTTTACGGCCGAACCTAACAGCAAGCTCCGCGGTGTGTGTTGTTTGTATTATCTTTAAGTCGCCACGCAAACCCATCATCCAGCTTGGAAAGTAGGTACTAGCAAACTCAGACTTTGAGTGCCTGGGTGGCAGACAAACTATCAACCGTTTCAATTTGCCCTGGGCAATCTTGTTAAACTTCTCGCCTATTATCTTATGGTGTCGCCCTTCAATAAATTCTGGCCAAAGATGTTTTACATAACTGATAAAGTCGCCCTGGCACTTATCTTGTAATTCTATCTGGTCATATCTGTTTAAAAGCGCAACAGCTTCTGTTTTGTCTTGTTGTGACAGAACATCAAAGTCTTTTAGTGAGATCTCAGGCATATCTTACGACTACACCTCGTGCCATGGCTCGTCTTTCCATAACAAGCCTTCAGCCTCACGTCGTCTTATCAAACCCTGGAGTGTCTCACCTCCGGCTTTGTTCCATCTTTTCATTTCGCTTGGCACTTTGTCGTGCTGGCCTTCATTCAAGACACGAAGCAAAGTTGAGCTGCGAAGGTTGGAACCTCCCAAGTTGAACGTCCAGGCCACTAAAGCGTCGAATTGATTTTGCTCAAGCGGCACTTCTACGCATTTATTTACTTCTTCTTCAAACATGGCTACGTCTTCAAGCAATAAAGCATCTGCCCGTTCTTGTGATATTTCCATATCCATAGATACACCAGAAGTCGAACCGTATCCGATCGTAGGCACGCCAGCAGAACACTTGTATGCTTTCAGTTCGCACCCTTCAAATTTTTTTATAAGCGCAAGACCTTCTTGCGAGATTTCCATATTGTTCATGTTATTCTCCCCAAACTTTAACTTTTTTCCCGCCGTGATATTGGACGGCATGGCCCTCATTGATAAGTATTTGGCAAATATCTTTGCCATCTTCCGTATAAGGGATACCCAAAATTCTACCATATTTACCTTTGCCCAAAGATTTGACTTTGAAGCTACCTTTGCAAAGCTCTGCCAATCTTACTTTTGCAGCTTTACCCATGAGCTTTTCTTTGGCTCTTTCTGGGTAACGCTTTGTGTTGATCCTAGATTCGGGGGTGTCAATTCCCGAAAGGCGAACACGCTGTTTGTGTAATTTTACATCAAAACCCAGGTCCAAGACGCAATCAAAGGTGTCTCCGTCTATAATTCTGTCAAGGGTGGCGTTGTAAACAAACGAATCCGGTGCATTGCTAATAGTTTCTTTTCTCCATTGATCTTTAAAATCTGAAATATCTTTTGTCATTTTTTCTCCTCTACCACAGGAGGTTCGTTATCTTGCTCTCTATAGTATTCAATTATTGCTAAAACATTGGTTATGTATCTTTTTAACTCAGCCATATTCATGCTGAGTGATTCATACCCCTGGGTGCTAAGAGCGTAGTAAGCTTCGGGTGGCGCTTTGCCTTCTTCCACAAGCTTCAAATATTCTGCCATTAACTCTGGTGTAAGGACCCTCCAAGTCAGATCTTGCATATTTACCTCAAGCGGCATTGGAGGGTGGTACATCGGTGCGGGTAAAGTAATTGTTTTAACTTCAACCGGTTGTGTACGGGGCAGCAGTGAGCAGCTGCACATGAGGAAAGTTAAACTAATTAGCAGTAGGTTTTTCATCAAACATATTTGGGTTTGTAAGCGCCACAAAATCTTCTCCGACTTTTTTGGTGCCTTTGTTAATGACCTTTTCTATCAAACCAGGCTTAGCTAAAGCTAGGTTGCCAAGGCTGTGTCTTTGGAAGGTATTTCTGAGCTGGTTGACTTCACGCATAGACTCTTGGTTTTGTGCTGTTAGTGCGTTGATCTGCTCTGTGGTTTCTTTTTGTTTTGCCAGGTAGTTATCAATAGATGCGTTTTGTTCTTCAATCTTGCCTTCTAAAATAATAGAGTTAGCCTTCAATGTGGCTATCTCGTTTGCTTGATACTTAATGTAAAAAGCAGAACCGCTGGCAACTACAATTAAGAGGCCGGTGGCAGCTGCTGCAAGTTTGAATCCCATGTATACACCCTCAGTTTACTTTCTTTCCCCTTAACTTTAATCGGTTTTAGTTCTTTTAGCAAATATTTGCAAGCTTTTGCACATTCGTATCCTATGATTATATCAACACCAGCTTCTTTTGTGGCAGATTCATACCTGGCAGCTTCGTTAACACAATTGCCGATTGCTGTGTAATCGAACCTGGTTGAGCTTCCCATATTTCCTACACAGGCGGATCCGGATTGAAGGCCTACACCTATGGCAATTTCTTGGTCCATTGTTTCATTAAGTTCTTTGATTCGTTCTTGGATTCTCACCGCAGCTTCTATCGCTCTGTCTTCATGCCTGGCTAAATCCAAAGGTGCCGAAAAGATACCCATGCAAGCATCGCCGATAAACTTGTCAATCATTCCGCCTGAACGCTGTATTTCCTCGACCTGGATCGTCAAGGTAGTGTTCATTATGTGTGCCACCTCTTCTGGAGTCATTTTTTCACTCATTGAGGTGAAACCACGCAAATCTGTAAACAAAAACGTGCAATATCGCAATTCACCACCTAATTTAAGCAAATCAGGCTGTTTTTGGAGCTGTTTGACTTGTCTAGGGTCCAAATAATGCTCAAATTGCTTCTTAATCTGCTGTCTGAGCTTAAATTGTTGCCTGAAATTGAGGTAAAACGCCGTAGAAGCCGTCAAAAACTGTGAAATTAAAGCCCAGCTGACGTCTATAAGCATACCTTGCTGTATAAGGTACACTCCACCATACCCTGTAAGGGCAAAAACAACAGCAAATGCACTTATACCCAGGGTAATCCCCAAATTAAGCACTAGAAGCCATGTAAGGGCCACTGTGACCAACAATATGGCCAATTCGGCTGCCAGTGCATAACCTGGCACATAAGGGCTGTTTTCAATAAGAATACTTTCTGCCAAAGCAGCCTGTATTTTATGCGGCTCCATCAATCCGGCTGGTGTTGACAGCTGCGGCATTATGCCTTTGGCCGTAAAACCGACAAATACAAACTTTCCAGCAACGTCCATTTCTGCCAGATCAGTCTGTGGAGTATTCACGAAACTTATCCATTTACGCCCCAATGGATCTACTGGGACCGGATTAAGGCCCTTTACCCGTATTTCTGATAATCCATTATCACTGGTATTTATAATGTAAGTGTCTGCTTCAGCTAATATCTTTAGGACCTCAGTACCAAAAGCGGGTACCCATCCATCCGGTGTGCGCATCAAAAGCGGTAAACGTCGGACCAGGGAGTCTATTTCTGGCCTGGCAACAGCAATACCTTGATTGGCATTTTGTTTGAGGATCTCTATGTTTTGTATGACACCTTCTACGTTGATGCCACCAACGTCGTCGCCAAGTATCACTGTTCCTGTTGTTGGCGGATACTCACCGTTGTCATTTTCAAACATAGCCAGGACACTCGGACCGTATGAAAGCGCTTCTGCAAACTGAGCGTCACCGCCAAATCGATCTGGTTGTGGAAAGGCTATAACGTAGCCTACACCCATAGCACCTTCATTTAATAAGTCTACTTGTATCCTGGCTAAAGTTTGTCTGCTCAGAGGATAGCCACCCTCTTTTTCTATATCGGCTTCTGTCACGTTTAAGATCGTGAAGTAACCACTAGGTTGTTGTTCTGGTATTAGCGCATCAAATGTTTTGAGCTTGAGCACCTCGTATGGTGCAATTTCGTAAACTACCGGCAGACTCAATACAGCCAATAAAAATACGAGTAACCACTTTCTCATCATTCTTGAGTAATGCTGATTGTTTTGGTGCAGTTTGATACGCAGTTAAAGGTAACCGAATAAGCCTGGTTAGTAGCGCCCTTTTGTATGACGTTGACGTTATAGTCGTCGGTGTAAAACTTTATATTAGAGGTATGTGCGCCGTTGCCTTGCTGCGTAAGGTTAAGCTGGCCGTTGTCTGCATCTGCATACCAAAATACATCTGCGTCTTTGTTACCAGATCCTTTTTGTATCACCCTGGTTGAATTGTTGTCAGCTCCGTTGGCGTTATAAACATACACATTGTGATTACCGCTGCCCTCTTGTGTGCTCCAAATGTCTGAATTATCGGCAAAGGTCATAAACTTGGCGTACATATTGTTGCCAGTTTGTTCTATTTTATAAACATTGTTATTGCCAGTGCCCAGTATCAAAGCGTCGTTGTCGTTGCCTGTTTGGATGATAGTAGAGCTGTTGTCGTCCTGGTCCATATCTATGACTGCGTAGTTGTCATCGCCGTCTACGGTAATTGACCATACCTGGCTGTCGTGATTAGACCAAACCGATTGGGCATAAGCTACGTTTGAGCTGCCATCTAGGCTTACGCTAATTGTGGCGTTATCGCAGTTATGCGTGTTTATCAGGCTACTATCAAAACTGCCCAGCCCACAATACACCCCAGTGACATTACCAGATCCGATTTGCTGCACGGTGATACTAGAACCAGACCCTTTTGTTTGGACGGTTACGGTGTTGTCGGCATAGGTTAAGCTATGGAGACTGATTAATAATAATAGTGTTATCGCCCGCACCATTTATTTCTACCTCCATAATCATTCCAGCCGAATTAATATTTACATAAGAAGAAGCATCTTTATCAATACCTATGTCAAATGTATTGTTTCCTTGATGTACCAGGTAAACGTGATCTCCTTCAACAAACGAATACGTTTGATACACCGGATCGTATCCAGGTATTATACCTTGGATTTCGACTCCATTTAATTCGCCACCAGATGTGTTTTTCTTTTTTGATCCAGCCTCGACTATATCTAAGAGATCCACTAAAAAATCAAAGCTCAAAAGGTCTATATCTAAACGGCTAATTTCTTCTTCTTCCTCCAGGTAATCTTCATCTAGATCTGGCGCGTCTTCAAAAAAGTCTTTATCCAGTTCTGTTTTGGGGCCGCCTTCTTGTTCTGCTATAGCTTCCTGTACTTCAGGTGGTTTGTTTACAATTAACATATTGTTTATTAGGCCCAGGGTAAGATTTCCTAAAACTACTGGTTTTGTAGGCTCTGACTCAAAGGTAGATACCATAGTTGCCTGGAAGGGCCTATTTAGTATCTCAGTCCCAGACCAAGTGGTGACTGATATTTCACCAGAAGAATTGCCGTTAGCATCCGGCAAAAGGATCACCAACGAGCGTCCCAGCTCATCTACTGTTGTACTGAAGAAAGTTCCGCGGATTGCTATGTCAGCTGACGGGGTTTTTATTGATATGTTTTTCTTGTCAATTCTTGACAATTTTCCTGACAAAAAAGATGCCGTACCAGAGGCCATGCGCAAAGCAAGTTTGCTTTTAGATGGGTTTGGATCAAAGATGTATTCATCTACTACGACATTGGAATGCTCGGTAAGCTTTAGAACCGTATCATCTACAAACTCTATTGCCAGGCGGCCATTACCTGTTCGCACGTCATCATTGCTAAGTATGCCCAAGGCAAGCTCGGCCAATAATTTATCATTGCCCTGGCTACGAACAACCTCACCGTTGCCGCGCAGCTCTGAGATTTCGCCAATCTCGTTTGCTTTGGTAGTAGTTCCGATCGTTAATAATATCAGCAGCCAGAAGCGCATTGGTCTATATCGATAGTGCCGTTGCTGGTCGTCGATATAACATTTGCGACATTGGTGCTCGTTGTATCGGTCTGGTCTACATCTACGTTATTACTGCTTCCGGTCAAAGCCACAGTGATTGCGTGGTCCGCGCTGCCCGATTGTAATGTATCAATGTCATTAGAGTTTCCTGAGATGGTCCAATTATTAATACAGCCTACCGAGTTACATTTAACATTCACATCATTTGATGTTCCGGTTATAACAAAATCTTGGTTACCGCCTGTAGCCGTAGATGCGTCTCCTTGTGTAAATGTAAGTACGTTGGAGTCTCCTGTTGCCTCAAAGTCAAAATCTGAGTTTGCAACATCTCCAGTTGCGCCAACAGCAAATGTACCTATGTTGCTGTCTCCTGTTGCTTTGTATGTCCAGCTTGATGAGTTACCTTGCGCAATTGCTATTGCCAGGGCATTACTGTCTCCAATCTGGTCAAGATCAACCGTCATGCTTGTGCCGTCTAAAGTTGCTCTTGCTCCGGAAGTACCGACTGTGTTTGTCGCTCCAATCTGATCAATAGTTAGTGTTAAACCTGTTCCAGTTTGGGTAATATAAATGTCGTTATTCCCAGCATATACACTAGCTGAAAGAATTATTACGAGGGCACTACTGAGTACCTTTATCCATTTCATTGTCGTCCTCCAGGTCTAGTGTACCATAATTGAAGTCCCACAGACGTTTTTCCATGCCCTCCATCACTAGGCCGTACACAGCGGCTTCTATGGCCGTCCTGACGGCTTG